ATAATGTACCCACGTTCTTCCATCCATATTCTTGGAAAACGTTTCTATTAGCTCCAATGTCTTTTAAGAATAAGATCATGTCTTTAGGAACTAAGTATTTCTGTTTCTTCTTACTAATCATGTATTGTATGAATAAAGCTACGTTATTCTCCACAACTGTCCAGGCATTATACCATTCTATGAGTAATTCTAGACGCTCATGGGTTTTATTAATATCATCAAAACGTCCACACCATGATGCTACTATCTTATCTCTCTCAATTGTGTTACTCACTTTACCATTTCCATCATCCTTAATTATTTCTACAGGATTCTTATAGATGTAAATAGCACATAGTGAGTCTGATGTAGTTGTCTTACCCTCACCCACGGGATCTACTGATCCATAATACATGCCAAAGGTTGGATCTTTATGAGGTCTTTCATAAATACATATCACGCCTTCTTTATCTTCTGTCTTCTTAGACATAGGCCATTCTGTAATTGGAATCTTTCTAGATGGTTTATCTATAATCTTTCCTTCTGCATTACGAGATAGTTCAAGATATTCTGTAGAATATTGTTTATCCTGAATACGTTGCATTTGTTTAGCAATCAAATGTGGGGCAAATATAGAAAGCTTTCTTGTAGCAAATGCTTCTTCAATAGTTCTAGGGTGCTGAGATACTTCAAGTTGATAAGCTGCCGGTTCAAGATCTTTTTTAAGTTTTACAAACTCTTCTTCAAGAGCAGCCAAGGCTTCTTCTACAAGAGAGTTACCATACTGATCTATATAAGGAGGCATAGACCACTGCTCAGGAATAAATAATCCTGTTATTCCAATAGTGCCAGTTTTATCTATAAGATTAGACTTTACACCATAGAATCCATTCTCCTCAGGTTTATCTATATAAAGTTTTAAAGGTTCACATTGATCAAGATCACCCACTGATCCTGCTGCAATAAACTGACCTGTGATCGTATGACCAGACTTAAGTGCTGGCTTCATATATCCATAAGTGTCATTCATGCTTGGAGCAATGCCGGCCTCCTCATGAAAGAAATAAGTTACGGGACCACCAACACCATTAGTTGGGTTCTTTTCAAATGAGTAAGAGTTAATACTGGACTTTAATCCTCTATAAGTATCTCTACCTGCAACTCTCACCTTGATCTGTTGGTTCCATGCTCCCACCTTATCTGGTTCAGCTGGTCTATACCATGCTGTATGTTGATTAATAAAGTTTTTATATTCTTCTAAAAACTTCCAAGAACCTTTCTCGTTAATATAATCTTTAAGACTAGCACCTATCTTTAATACAGCTCCAGACTCAAATACCCATTGGTTAATAAGTTTAGCCATATGAAAATATGAAGAAGCTATCTGACGTTTCTTTAGAATGATTGCATGCTTCCAATGTAGCTCAGCTAAATGTTCATATAGAGCCATATGATACTGAGCATCTCTCACCTTTGCAAAGTCAAAACGTTTTTCTTCCTTATCATAAATAGGTAGAAAGTTTAACCACATGTAATAGTCTCTAGAAATAAACCAAGTAATTTGTCCACTATGTACTATAATACCTTTACGGCATTTATTCTTCTGATCATCCCAGTATTTAATAAAGTCTTTAGTCTTTACAGGAGCTGCACAGTAGTACCCCTGCTTTTGAAACTTACGTCCCTCAGCATTAAATATTGTACTCACCTCATCAAACTGATATTGACCAGGTTCCTTAAATAAAGGAATAAGAAAGTCTCGGAATTCCTCACGTGAATAAAACACGGTGGTATCCCAAGACCCATCTTTATAGGTTGGTATTTCTAAATATATATTATCTAATTTCTCCACGTGTAAGATCTTCTATCATTCCTACATCACCTTTTGTACGGTGAAGCATATCTAATAGGGTGTTTAAATGCTTGCTTTTTAATACAGCATGATGTTGGCTATTACTCCAATACTCATTATAAACGTTTCTTGGAATAGCATTCCATAGTTGATTATATGGATTATAATGAAATACCCAATCAGACATATAACTTGATTCTGGTATTAAGTCTTTACCAATAGCGGCAAACTCTTTAATTTCTAGGTCTGTATACACTTCTGTTTTCATAGGTTATTTGTTTTGGTTATGTAAATTAATCCATGTAATACAAGCTATTAAATAATTCATTGGTATTTTATATCCTTCATATTTTTTACCATTAACAATAAATGTTACTGATTTTGGATACCATACTAACTTATTCATAGGTTATTTATTTTCTTTTAGATAATGATCAACTACTTGTATAGAATCAAACTCTTCTCCTATAGGATTTTCCCACATAAAAAAACCGTCTATATCTGTACCTGTTGAGTAGTGTTTTAATACCCATCTTAATAGTCTTACTAAGTCCCCTCTTTTTTCATTATGTACTTCATCTAGTAATTCTTGAGCTTCTTTACCCAACTTAACCTTTCTCATTGGAGTACCATCTTTATATAAAAGTTCAGGTATTTTTTGGTTATAGGTTTGGTTGTATTTATCATTAATATACTCTATAAGTTCTTTATTACTTGTTATAGTGTGAATATTATCTCCTCTTAAACATTCCCAACAAAAATTTATTAGCTGCTCTTTTTCTTTTTCAAGTAGCATTTTAGCTTTATAATATGCTCCACTTTCTTCAAGACCTTCATTTTCTAAATACCAAAGCATCAATTGCATTGCTGTTTTCATAGGTTATTTGTTTTAGCTGTAGGAGAAGGAGTTGAACCTTCAAACAGTGATTCAAAAAGTAGCACAATGCTTGCAAGCTGGTGGTCAACCCCATACTACTTTTCTATTTCATGATCTGTGCCCACGAGACGAGTGGGTGTGTTTACCGGGGTCATAACTGAGACAACCCAATTTCACCATCCTACAATAATATCTTTTACAATCCATTTATCTCCTGCATACATTAGTAAGTCATCATATGTTTTAAATTGCTTACCTAAATGTACACCAAAAAATCCAGTTTTAGTTCCTCTTCTTTTTAACTCATCATCATAGATTAAACTATCACAAGTAAAGTCTGGATGATTTAATAAGCTAGGAGGAAACAGTCCTAATACATGATAGTTTAATTCAGAACTTTCACTCTGAGTAATTAGTATTTCGGGATAGGGGCTGTTCTTAAATATAATAAAAGGATTAGATGGTCTATTAGTCTTTACACCATATCTAAGTCCTATTGGTTCTAGATCAGGAACATTCTTAGAATAAGAAAACATAGGGTCTAAGTCTGAGAACTTCATTCCTAAAAAGTTTTCTAAAGCAGCTTCTCCTAGATATCCTCTAGTAGATCTAGACTTAATCTGATTAGAATCTGCTGTGTAATGAAGACCTACATCATCTAATTTATTATCAGACCATTTTACACCAAAGTTTTTTATAAGACTACACTGCTCTTGAGATATAGTTATTTCTAAACTATTCTCTAGAGCTTTCTGCATATTCTTCTTATACTCTTTCTCTGGGTTTATATATCGTACAGTGCTACTGATCATATGCTAAGTCTTGTCCTCCTCTTACAGAAGATTGTTGTTCATCCATTAAGTCTTTATAGATTCCTTTATAAGATTGTCTTACAGAATCAAACTTCTCAGCTATTCTTAAAATACCTACAGCTGACCCGTCTCTACCAAATGTAGGAGTTTCTGTAGCCAGCACCTTTCCTAGATTATCTAAGGCTGTTTTAATTCCATAATAAGCTCTTGATGTTTCTGTCTCATACATCTGCTTACATCTTTGTAATGCAAACACTATAGCATCTTCTTCTGTAGAAAAGTCTCCCCCCACTTCTTCTAATATCACTTCTTCTTTCTCACTCTCTGGAAAATGGAAGAAAGGATTTAGATCTGGATTAGGACAGGTCATATAAAACAAATACGTATATATGTTTAAATATTCTAAAGGGTATTCTGTCATAATGTTCTTAAGAAACTTAAGAGTGTAGCAATGCTCACTAGGTGTAACATTTCCATTCTGTATATCAAATAATCTTACCATTAGTTCCAATGTTTATTTTCCCTTTCAAAATAAAAGGTGAGGTCTTGCTTAGTGTTGTCATAGTATTCTCCTACAACATCACTTTTAAATCTACTTCCTATATTTTCATATAAAGAAGCTGTAATAATATTACCAGTCACCTTATTTCTAAATAACTTAGTAAGCCATGTATAGTTACCTCCACGAATAACTCCTCCCTCTACTAAAAGATAATAT